AAGCTGCAACATCTTCCGCTGCTTATGCACTGAAAGATGCTTTTGATGAAGGTGTTATTGCTACTATGATTGCAGGTGTATCAGCATCTAGCCCCAATCATATTCTTGGTTCTGACAACGCAACTGACCTTGCAGCAGGAACTTTTGATGGTACAGGTAATTTAGACATCGGCTTTGGTAGTTCAGAGCATGATCCTATTGACGTACTATCGCACATGTCCCGTCTACTGGATGAGCAAAATATTCCAGAAGAAGGACGTTGGTTCCTAGCTAATCCTGAGTTTTATGAAGTACTTGTTCAAAGTTCTTCTAAACTTCTTTCAGTGGATTACAATGCAGGTCAAGGGTCAATTCGTAACGGACTAGTTTCATCTGGTAAGTTGCGTGGCTTCGATATGTATAAGACTAACAACATTGCTGCGACATCTAATGCCGCTGGTCAGTGTATTGCTGGTCACATGTCTGCAACAGCAACAGCTCAGACTATTACTAGTACTGAAGTGTTGCGCGATCCTGATAGCTTTGGTGACATTGTACGAGGACTCCATGTTTATGGAGCTAAAGTACTACGTCCTGAAGCACTATGCTCTGCCTTCTATGGCATTGACTAGTAAGTAGTTTAAGTTAGGGGGCTGTAAAAAGCCTCCTTTCTTTTTTATTTAAAGGAGTAAAGAATGCCGCAATTAGGAACAAATGAAAAGCCGTTAATGATTAATCCTAAAAGAAAAGGAAAGACATTGGGTCTTGCTGGTTCTTTTTTTGCGAGTGAACGAAAGAAAAAGTACGATGAAAACTACGATAAAATTTTTAAAAAGAAAGATAAATAATTATGGCTACTACCTTCTTAGAGTTAACAAATGAACTGTTACGTGAGCTGAATGAAATTGTTTTAACTTCTTCAAATTTCTCTACTGCCGTAGGTATACAGGCACACGCTAAAGATTGTATAAATAGATCATACTTAGATATAGTAAATGAAGAACCCCAGTGGCCCTTCCTAGCTACAGGAGAAAGTGGAGCCACTGATCCTATGTACGGGAATGTTTCTGTTGAAACTGTAGCGGCAACTCGGTGGTACGAATTAAAAGCAGCCAGTTCTAGTGCCGTTGATGATTACGGTTCTATAGATTGGAATAACTTTTATCTGACAACTAATGGTGTTAGTGGTGAGACAGCACCTTATGTTTCTAGAAACTTAACTTTTATAACCACAGAAAAATGGAAAGACTTTAGACGCTCACAAGAAAATGCTGATGATGCTGATCAAGCAACAGGTGGAACGCCCCGCTATGTTGTCCGAAGTCCTGATTCTAGGAAATTTGGATTAAGTCCAATACCTGACCAAGCCTATAAAGTTTGGTTTTTTGCGTATGACTTACCGACACAACTTGATGCTCATGGCGATGCAATTGTTTTTCCTGATATGTATAAGACTGTCCTATTATCTAAGGCTAGATATTATACACATCAATTTAAAGATAATCCTCAAATGGCGATGTTTGCTTTAGATGATTATAAAAAAGGATTAAAAAGCATGAGGGAAAATCTGTTACACTCAACTCCCACATACATGTCTGATGATAGAATTAGGTTTATTTAATTATGCAAGCATTTGGTTTATCCTGTCAAGGTGGCTTAAATACTAATCTAAATCAATTTCAAATGTTAGAACAGCCCGGTTTTGCTACCGAACTAGAAAACTTTGAAGTTGATCCTGATGGTGGGTATAGAAGAATAAATGGCTATACTCAATTTGGTGAAAGTGACGCTGTAAATCCCAATAGCTCTAATAGTATATTAGGGCTTTTTGTTTATGCAGACGGTTTAATTGCTTGTGCAGGAACTAATATTTATTTTAGTTTAGACGGAGAAAGCTGGTTACAAATAAATAAAGCTAGTGTAGCCGGTGGTGGAGATAATTACAGTACATTTACTGGGCGTGGGACAGCAGCTAGAACAGCTCAGGGGCAGGCTACTTTTGCTGTGTTTGAAGGTAATAGTATTTATGGTGAAGTAATTATTACTGACAAAGGTTCAGGTGCTAAACCTGCTCTTTTTAAAATGACAGGCGAAGGAGCATTAAGTACTAGAACTTATTTTTATGAAGAGATTACAGTAACCGGCACTGTTTATCCTAAATACTGTGTAGTTCACGACAAACATTTAGTAGTTGCAGGTGCAGCCACAGCACTTAATACAATATATTATAGCGGCACAAGTGATATAAATAGTTTTTCAAGTACCGGGTCAGGAAGTATTACATTAGACGATCAAGTAGTAGGAATAAAAAGTTTCCGTACTGACTTAATTATCTTTTGTAAAAATAGTATTTATAAGTTATCAAATATAAATGATGCTGATACTATAGCTATATCGCCTATAACAAAGAACGTAGGCTGCTTAGACGGACATAGTATTCAAGAAATAGGTGGTGATTTATTATTCTTGAGTCCTGATGGTTTTCGCTTAGTTGCAGGCACAGATAGAATTGGTGACGTAGAGTTAGGTTCTGTGTCAAGACAGATTCAATCAATAGTATCTAAAGTAGCAAAGTCTATAGGTGATTTTGTTGTTAGTAGTTCAGTACTGAGAAGTAAATCACAGTATAGGTTTTTTTATAGTGAACCTACAGGAACTACTTCAACATCTAAAGGTTTAATTGGTACTATAACTCCTAATGGATTTGAGTGGTCTGAGACTATAGGCATACAAGCACATGGTTTTGCATCAGGATTTGATTTTTCAAATATAGAAAAAATATATCATGGAGATAGTGCAGGGTATGTTTATAATCATAATACAGGTAATTCTTTTAATCCCGCAGGTGTGGCTACAAATGTAGATGCTAGATATAAAACACCGAATCTAGATTTTGGAGATGCTGGAACACTCAAGTCCTTACACTACACAAAAATATCTTTTACACCTGAAGGGGCAATACAGCCTACTTTAAAAGTTTCGTATGATTTTGATTCTTTAGACAGACAGCAACCGCCTTTGTATGTTATGGATTTAATACCAACGCCAGCAGTATTTTCGGGTGCTTCTTCTCTTTTTGGAACCGCTATATTTGGTTCAGCAGGTGATCCAATGGTTAGGTCAGCCGTACAAGGCAGTGGACACAATATTGCTTTTAAAATATTCAGTCAGGATACTCAAGCACCTTATTCAATAAACGGCTTCTATATAGACTATAGACCTTCCGGTAGGAGATAACAAAAATGGCTACAAGTTATGTAAGACAAAGCAGTTTCGCAGATGGCGATACAATTACTGCTGCGTTATTTAATGAAGAATTTAATCGTCTTTTAACTGCTTTTTCTTATGCATCTAGTGGTACTACAGGCCATAGACACGATGGTACAGCGGCAGAAGGCGGCAATATTCACACTATAGGCGATCAAGATTTTTTAAATAAAATATTGACCACAGGTAATACTTGGGAGTTCTATGTAGAAGTTTCTAGTGCCGCAGCAAAACAACTGGTCTTGCAAGACGGAGCATTAGTACCTAACGCCGATAGTGATTTAGACTTAGGAACAAGTAGTATATATTTTAAAGATGCTTACATAGATAGTATTACAACTACTGGAAATGTTGGAGTAGGTGGAAACCTTACTGTAACAGGAACAACCACATTTAATGGCGGCACAATTACACTAGGTGATGCTGCTACTGATAATGTAGTTTTTGGAGCAGATGTTAATAGTTCTGTTATACCTAATACAGATGATACTTATGATCTAGGTTCTGCAAGTCAACAGTGGCGTAATGTATATGTTGACGGTACAGTGTTTGCAGATGTTTTAGATTTAGCAGGCACAGCTATTACTTCTACCGCAGCGGAACTTAATATCCTTGATGGTGTTACAAGTACCGCAGCGGAACTTAACATCCTTGATGGGGTTACAAGCACCGCAGCAGAACTTAATATTCTTGATGGGGTTACAAGTACTGCTGCTGAACTTAACATTCTTGATGGTGTAACTTCTACTTTTACAGAACTTAATCTTTTAGATGGTGTTACAAGTACTACAGCAGAACTTAACATTCTTGATGGTGTAACTTCTACTTTTACAGAACTTAATCTTTTAGATGGTGTTACAAGTACTACAGCAGAACTTAATATTCTTGATGGGGTTACAAGCACCGCAGCAGAACTTAATATTCTAGATGGTAAAAGTTTCCTAGACGAAGATAACTTAGCTTCTGATAGTGCAGCAGGTATTGCTTCTCAACAATCTATTAAAGCTTATGTAGATAGTCAAGTAGGCGGTGCTTCAGGTACAATGTCATCATTTATATTAGAAGATGAAGACGGTACAGAAGTCTCCATCTCAGATGCTGAAGAAGTAAAATTCATAGGTGTTGGTTTAACTACAAACTGGACAGACACAACTCCCGGCTCTGATGGCGACCCCTTTGATTTAACATTCACAGTAGATGCCGCACAGACGGGTATTACTTCTATTTATGCTACTGACTTAATAATGGGTGAAGATGCTCAGACTGCTATTGATTTTGGTACAGCAAATGAAATTGATTTCAAAGTAGACAATGCTGCAAGATTAACACTCACATCAGGAGCTTTGTATCCTGTAACTAATAATCAAATAGATTTAGGCACAGCCTCTCTAGAATTTAAAGATGCCTTTTTTGATGGGACAGTTACGGCAGATGCTTTTGCAGGTCCACTAACGGGTAATGTAACAGGTAATGCATCTGGTACAGCACTAACAGTAACGCAAGCTGCTCAAAGTGCCATTACAAGTGTAGGAACTTTAACAGCTTTAACAGTTGATAATGTTGTTGTTAATGGTACGACAATAGGGCATACTGCTGATACAGACTTACTAACATTAGCTAGTGGTATTCTAACAGTAGCTGGGGAAGTTTCTTTAACTACTCTTGATATTGGAGGTACTAATGTAACTAGTACCGCAGCAGAACTTAATTATTCAGACGGAGTTACTTCTGCAATACAAACGCAGATGGATGCAAAAGCATCAACAGGTAAGGCCATTGCGATGGCTATGGTCTTTGGTTAAAGGAGAAATATATAAATGTCAGCCCCTAATGTAGTGAACGTAGCAACGATTACCGCAAAAACAGCACAAGTGGCTGTCGGTACATCTGCTACACAAATTTTAGAAAACCCCGCTAGTAGTAGTAAGGTTATGAAAGTTAATATGCTTATGATTACTAATATAGATGGTAGTGCTGCTGCGGATATTACAATTAACCTGTACCCACAGGATGATATAGGTGGAACAGGAGTAGCTATTGCTTCAACAATATCTGTACCTGCAGATTCTGCTCTTATTGTACTTGACAAGGCTACTGCTATTTACTTAGAAGAAGATACTTCTTTAGGTGGTATTGCAAGTGCAGCCAGTGATCTAGTAGCCACAATTAGTTATGAAGAAATTTCTTAGAGTATAACTTATGAGTAGATATACAGGTGGCGTACTTTCTGCTACAGAACCTACAATAACTGGCCCTACTGGTGGTGAAGGTGGTTCAGCGTCCGGTGTTTGGAGCATGGCTAAAACCAACGGCAGGTCTTGAGTTTGCCCTTTGTACTCAGAGTTAATAATATGAAAAAACAACTACACTTTATGTCAGGCGTACCCCGATCCGGTTCTACGGTACTTGCGGCGATACTCAACCAGAACAAACAGACTCACGTCTCTACCACGTCGGGTTTGGTGTTTGCTTTGGATGGTATGGCTAATACGTGGAACTCGACGGGTCTTTTACGTGCAGATGAGGCTAACCACGAGATATTAGTTAATTCTATGCGCGGGGTCATTGAGGCGTTTTACGAAGACTTTGATGCGCCGGTTATTATAGACAAGGGCCGTGGCTGGCCTATTCCAACTATTATGCAAGCTATGACGCAAGTGATTGGGGCTAAACCCAAGATCATCGCTACGGTGCGCTCTATTCCCGATTGCATGGCCTCTTTTGTGCGTGTCGCTAAACCTGAGAATCTTGATGATTTTATCTATTCTGGGCAGTTGTCAGAGCATTTAAAAGCCGCTTATATCACGCTACAGACGGGCTATGAGTACGATCCAGAGTGTTTCTGCATAGTTGAATACGATGACCTTATTGCTGATCCAAAGTCACAGCTTGACCGTATACACGCTTTTCTGGACCTGCCCGACTTTGATTACGACTTTGAGGCTATTGACGGCACGAGCGTCCAAGAAGATGACGAAGAGATACACGGCTACGCCGGGATGCACGATATCAAGCCTTCCCTTGCCAAACAGCACAATGAAGACCCGCGAGACGTATTAAAGCACCACTACAGCACGTTCTGTCAGCCTGAGTTCTGGCTAGACACGCCTCGCACAATGCCTGAGATACATGACCTAGACCTTCAGTTAACTGCGTCTAAGATGGGTAGCTTTGCAGAGGGGTGGCAGTTAGCCCAGAAGCTCGAAAAAGATGAGCCAAATAACCATCGAGCGGCATTTAACCGTGGTTGGTATTTGCTGCGTCAAGGCAAGATACAGGAAGGCTACCAGCTAATGGATCGTGGCCGAATAGCAGGAGTCTTTGGCAACTCACCTCCTAACTCGCCTACATCGCCGTGGGACGGAAAATCTAAAGGCACAGTACTGCTCAACCTAGAAGGCGGCTTGGGTGATCAGATACACCAAGTACGCTACGCCAAGTCTATTGCGGCTAGGGGTTGTAAGGTTATCGTCGCCTGCTCTGGCTCATTAGTAACGCTATTCACAGACGTAGAGGGCGTAAGCGCGGTTGTCC